AATTACTTTTTAGTAGTTGCGACCCACTCCCGCATAACCCGTCCGGAAGGCACGCGCAGGAAGGTATCTAATAAGGCGGTACATGAGACAGTGAGGATATAATGGAAGTTAAGATAGACAAGCGAACGAAGGAGTACAAGGAAATGGTAGCAAATCCAGAGGTCGAAGTTCATAACGAACGAATTGATAACATAATAATCGAAGCAGCCGCAAAGGGTCTTCCACCCAAGACGGAAGCGATTGAACCGCTCGATTCACCTGCGGTTCATCCTACCCCGAAACCTAAACCGGACTTACTTCACTGCCCAGGCTGTGGTGCAGAGTTACTGGAAGACGAGCGTAACGGCAAGAACGTAGCTTATTGTCGGGCGTGTATATGGGAGAACGCATGAAAGTAAGAATACATATAAAAGGTGGTTCAAGCAGTGTAGACGGCGAACTTTTAGCTAACAACGAAGAGGAGTTGGCTAAGGTTCTTGCTAAAGCCCCAGAATTTTTCCTTATGAAGCAGGAGCCTCCGAAGTCTTATCCGGTAGTGATTGCCAAGTCGAGTATAGGCTATATAGAGAGAAAGCAATGAGGAAATGGATTAAGAAATACGGCTATCGCGTTACAATGACTGAAAATAGTCCTCTTGGTGGCGTTTCGATGCGTATTTTAGAACCGAAGAACATTATTGGCTGGATTGATTCGTGGCTACGAAGATTAAAGAGAGGAAGCAATGAGTTGGTTAAATGACTTTTTAGGAATTAAGAAGGTTAAGCCTCCGGTAGTCGAGAAGGCCAAAGACGTAAACGACTACGAGTACGATACCACTCCTTACCTTATGGAGGAAGAGCGTAAAGATGGCTTTGAAGACCAAATAATAGCAGGCAAAAAGAAACCTAAACTTGCCGGAAAGAGTTATCTGGGTGCGAGATGAGTAGACTCCTTAGATATAGCGACGATTATCGTATAATTGAATTGTATCCGAGTTTTATAACTATTGTGGACAATATCTATAAAAAATTATGCAAGGCAGTTAAAGTACCTCGTGCTTTAATTGTTGCTGTATATGCAAACTTCACAACCGGCGAACCCACAATAGCTATTTATATCACAGACAAAAAGGAAAAAGCACAGAATATAAATATGTATTATGCGAACCAATTGGAACTAATGATAAAAACAACATTAGGTGCAATAGATACGATGAAAAGAAAGTTTAAAGATGAGTAAAGCCGAAGAAATAATCAATTTACATAGCAGGGAAGAGACGAAGGTAAGGGACTTCCGCACCTTATGTCAGCAGGTAGCGGATTTGATGTACCCGTCTAACAATGACATTACAACCATCAAGTCGCCTGGTACGGATTTGTATCAGGACATACGCGACCCGACAGCATTATTTGCTCTTGATAAGGCCACCGCCGGTTACATAGCCAACTGGATACCCAAAGACCGCCTCTTTTGTGGAATAAGGATGTTGGACAGGCAGGTTGCTGAGACGGAAAAGGCGAAGAGATGGACTGCCCTTGCTACTCAGATTCTCCACGACGAAGTATTTGCATCGAATTACATGCAGCAGTTGCAACAGAGTGTGAAGTCTTTGCTTGCCTTTGGGCCGTGTTGCTCATATAGCGAGTTCAGCCCCATTTTGGGGTCTTTGAATTATAAGAACTGGCACATATCATCTTACGTCTTCAAAGAGAACTCACGTGGTGTTCCTGATTGTGTTTCGATAAAGTTCACAAAGACTGCTCGGCAGGCATGTGAAGAATTTAAGAATCCCGGTCAGAAGGTGATTGAGGCCGCTAATGACTTAAAAACCGAATCCAAGCCATTCACATTCATTCATATAGTAAGACCAAGGATAAGAAGGAATCGCTGGTTGATAGATAACCTCAATAAGCCTTATGAGAGTCTTGTCGTCAACGTCGAAGAAAAAGTGGAAGTGGATGAGTCAGGCTTTGACGAGCAGCCCTTTACTATTGCGAGATGGGAGCAATCCACCGACAAGTTCGGTCGAGGTCGTGGTATGGCGATGCTGACCTTAACTAAAGTCTTACAACAGTTACACAAAGACTTACTTGAAATGGGTAATAGGTTCAACAGGTTCCCATTGGAGGTCTTGAGGGATAGTCTCGAAAACGACGAGGTTGACTTGTCTCCCGACGCCAAGAATTACGTTTCACAACTTGGTTCTATTGCCCCTATCGCAAATGGTGTTACGGGTAATTTTCCTGTAACCAAAGACATTTTAATAATGTATCAGGACATGATTAAGAATGAGGGATTTTATAATGCCATATTCAGTCAGTTCATGTCTATGATAGGTGACAGGCGCAACGAGTTGGAGCTTGAGTTAAGAAATCAAGAGGGTTTTGACCAGTTAGTTTCGTCTGTATCTAATGTTGAGAGCGAGTTCTTCACTCCTCAACTTACAAGAACTGTACTTTTACTTTTACGCAACGGTCGCATTCCTCCGCCTCCGCCGGAACTTAACGGACAGGCGTTTGGCATAGAATACATGGGCAAACTTGCAATGGCTGCGAAGCAGTATCAGGCGAGAGGATTCATGCAGTTTAGCCAGTTCGTCCTTAACTTCAAAGACGTATATCCGAATGCAGTTGATGAAATCAATATGGGAAGAACGATACCAGACGTAGCCCTTGCGATGGGAATGAAGGTCGAACATCTTAATACTCCCGAAGAGAAAGAGGCTTTGAAAACCCAACGAGCCGAACAGGAGCAAATGGCAATGCAGATGGCCCAGATGGAAGCCGAGTCTAAGGCTTATAAGAACACTCAGGGTGCGCCGGAGAAGGGTAGTCCGGCAGAACAGATGGCACAATGACAGACGAACAGAAAACAAAGTCGATGGCGTTTAAGAACGTCTTTAGTTCAGAACACGGAACGAAGGTATTGGAAGTTCTGGACTCGAAATGCCTCTTGAAAGGTGGCGGTTTATTTGTCAGTGATAATGACAGGCAGACTTGTTTCAATTTGGGAATGAATTACGTAATAAGGTATATCCACCAAGAGATTGACAGAAACCTAACCGAGCCTGATAGTGGTAAGGCTACACACAAGGAGATTTTATGACCGAAGAAATAACGACACCGGAAACCCCAGAGGTTCCGACAAGCGGTGAAGCCTACATTAACACAGACGGTACGTACAAGGACGGCTGGAAGGACGTTCTCTTACCAGAAGAGTTGAGAACGGAGAAGTTCTACGATTCTCCTTTTAACGCCAATGTGAAGGAACTTTTGAAGACCGCAGGCAACCAGGCGAAGATGCTCGGTAAAAAGGGCGTAGTTCCAATAAACGATAAATCGACCGAATTTGAGGTGAAGGAATATCGCAGGGCGATGAACGTCCCTGATAAGTACAATTACGAGAAACCTGATATTGAAATGTTGAAAGATAAGGACGATATTCTTTCAGCAATGCACGATAAGTGGAATAAGAAGAACTTATCACAGGAACAGGTCGATGTGGTCATGGAGGACTTTCATAATATCCTAAAGACTACAGAGGCACAGAAGCAAGCGGCTGAAATTGCTGAATCAGCCGAGCAGGATAGGCAGATTCTCACTGAAGAGAATACCAATTACGAAGTAAACAGTCATTATATTGACAATGCTGTAAGGAAGTTCACCGAAGGATGGATGGATGACGACATTCTTGCTCTGTTCCCATCCAAGGAACATCCTGTCGCTGATTTTAACGGCAATAAGAGGCTCCTGATAAGGAAGTTCCTTGCCAACGTAGGTAAGGCTATGGGAGAGGGTAGAATGGTAACAGGCGACACGACAGGACCTCCAATACAGCAGCAGTTGGATGAAGTTATGAAGTCAGACGCATATAAAACCGGCTTTGGTAAAGAACATAACGAAGCCGTAGCAAAAGCCTCCAAGTTGTTTGCGGAAATAGCCAAACAGCAAGGGCGAACATCATAAGTAAATAGTAGTCGGTCAACCTTTTACAAGGAACCGGAAGATAGCGGTAAACCGCTCGCCACACGGCGTTAAGTCAGGATTGAACCCCAATGGGGACAATCATTCCGCGTTACTAAAAACTAATGTAAAGGGTAGACCAAATGAGTACACAAATCCCCGTAGCATTCGTTGACCAGTTCAAGGCCAACCTCCTCATGCTGTCTCAGCAGAAACAGCCGAAGTTGAGGGGTGTTTGCCGTATGGAGTCGGTCACGGGTGATACAATGTACGTAGAACGTATCGGCCCGAAGGACTGCCAACCGAGGGGTGCGAGGCATGGAGAAACACCGATTTCCGATGCCCAGCATTCACGGCGCAAGCTTTCGATGGTTGATTACGACGTTCCGGCAGACATTATAGACAAGCCGGATAAACTGAAAATGCTTATCGACCCGCAGGGTGCTTATGTCAATAACCAGCATTTCTCTCTCAACAGACAGATAGATGACTGCATTATAACGGCCCTTGGCGGCCCGGCCTATTCAGGCCACACAGGTGCTACCACCGTCAATAACTACGACGTGGGCGAATGTCGGCTTGTTGAGTCCAGCGGTGTTATTGTTACCGCAGGAAGTGATTGGTCTAACACAACGGAAACAGCGTTGACCATCGCCAAGCTCCTGACTTGTAAGGAACTTCTGGACAATGCCGAAATTGACGAAGACCGTCAACGGTATTTCCTGACAAATCCTCACAACATCAACCAACTTCTGAACACTACAGAAGTCAAGAGCGCTGATTACAACACCGTCAAGGCGTTGGCTCAGGGCTACATTGATACCTTCATGGGCTTCAAGTTCATTAAGAGTACCAGACTCCCCGCAGACGATACCGACACAGGCGCTACGAAGTGTTACGCCTTTGCTCAGGATGCAATCGTTCTTGCGATAGCTGAGGAGCCGACCGTAGACATAAGCGTCAGAAATGACCTATGTAACTCGATACAAGTATATTCCACACTTAGTATCGGGGCGACACGAGTGGAAGGCCCAGCAGTAGTCGGAATTACCTTGGCAACTGCCTAATCTTGAAAGAAG